TCTCTTAAAGAATTAGAAGAATATGCTTGGGAATTAGAAGAAGACATTGAAGAATTAAGTAAAGATGTGGCCATTGCACAGAAAGAAAATGAAGTACAAAATGCTATGATGGAAGAACTTAAATTAAAACTTAAAAACCCGTTGGGTAATTAATGTCTCATAGTAGCAGACCCGGATATGGTGGAAGTTCTACTAATAAAAAAGGTGTAAATACTTCTAGCAACAGACCCGGATATGGTGGAAGTTCTACTAATAAAAAAGGTGTAAATACTTCAAAGTATACACCTAAAACAACAAATACAGGTAACGACAATAGTAATAATAATACAAAAAAAACTATTAAAGAATTAGATTCATTAATTAAAAAACCAAAAAAAACAGTAGCCCCTCCGGGTGAAAAAGGTGGGGGAGGAACTGATAGTGGAAATAAAGTTTTATCTTCAACTCCTTTTCTAGCAAAAAAATTTGTTACTAAATCTACAAATCCCATAAAAAAATGGGTATATAAAGGTGATACTAAGGGAAGGAATTACTATAAAAACCTACCATTTAAAAAAGCATTAGCATCAGAAAATCCTTTCTCAAAAGATTATGAAGGATTTAAAAAAGGATTTCAAGGAAAAGGTAAAGTTTCATTACCTAAATATGGATTAGAAGGAATTAAAAGTTTAGGCGGGGGTACCTTTGGTAATATTTCAGGAGGAACTACAGGTTCTAGATATCTATTTGAAAAAGCAGCAAAATTAGGGAGATTCTTTACTCCAAAAGCTAACATAGCTTTAGGTGTGGGAATAGCTGCATACGACACTACAAATTGGCTAATGAATAATACTAAAACTGGAAACAAAGTTAAACAAGGTTTGTATAATGTGGGGGTTAGTCTAGGGGATAAACTAAGTAATTTATCTTTAATGAGCTCTGCAAAGGCAGGAGAGTTAGATACAAATAACTTAATATCCCCCCAACAAATTGATAATAATCCTCGTGTTAATAGATTTTCGTATGAACCTAGAAATCCTAATATAATTAATCAAGATTCTACTGATATTTTTGCACCCCAAATTAATGAAACAACACCATTAAATAATTTGAAATTATCTGAGATTGTAGAAGGGGAAATAAAAGAAGATACAACCCCAAGTCAGTTAGAGGAAATACAATTTCAAATTGCAAACACTGCTAACAGCGTAGCAAAGAATAACTTATCTCCTACTGCCTATACTATAGTAGCCACATCAACTGCAATTGCAAATATTGCATTAGTAAAAAAAGAATTCAAACTAGACTTAAACGAAACGTCTAACATAGTAGCAAATTGGAAAGATGGTGTATCTTTAATGTATAATTTAAAACTAGGAGTAAACTAATGGCATTACCAGTAACAGACCAACTAATAACACAGATGATGACAGAGAATGTTAGAACATCTCCCACTACACCAATGGAAGGTAATGTATCTAGGCCAATGATTGTGAGTGATTTATTAGGTGCTATGAAAGATATTAATTTTAGTCAGCTAATGGGAGAGTATGGAAATATATCTGGAAATCCTAGTAAAAAATCTACACCAATGACACAAGGTTTAATGGAAGAAGAGTCCCCACAAGTTCCTGCAACACCACTAGCACAGGAAAATCAAACAAAAACATTAAATACAACAGAAAATACAACAGAAGAAATTGTAACACCAGAAGTTCCAACACCTATGACTGATGCTATGGCTATGAATACTTTAGCTCCTACAGGGTCTATGGAACTACCAGAACTACCTACTGAAGACACAGGATTGATGTCAGATACTACGCAACAAATTGCGTAACTGGTCATCAAAATAAAAAGAATCTGCTTTACAATGTTTTACAATGGCACATATTAAATGTGCATAATAATCATCACCTAGTTCTTTAAGAACGCCTTGGGGAGGCAATGATTCATGCTTTGTAACTAACTCCCCATTATTATTTATTGACACTACGGTACTGAAGATAATAGCTTCCTTACTTTTTGGTGTCATTTTTTTTGCCCTCTTCACTAATAAAACTAGGATTAATTTTATCGTCAAGTTTAGGAAGTTTACTTAACACAGCAATACCTTGAGCAACTTCTCCATAAGGTCTTGTAAACATATACTTTAATATGCTTTGTAATTCGTCTTGGGTAATTATATAATTCATTTTATTTCTCCATCTGTTTTTTGTTTATTTCTTTAATATACTCAGCAGTTTCTCTACCTCTTCTCTCTCCTTCTGATTCTTTTCCTCCTTCTTTAAATTTAATTTCTCCTGCTATGGCACTGTATGCAGCCATATCAATATAGGTATCCTTACTAACTGCACCTAGTTTAGTACGAGCTATTTTTAACAATGACATCATAATTGCCACATCATGAGCTTCTATTTTTACATCTAAATACGCTGACCATAGCCTAGATATGTTAGCATGGTTATCAACTTTATCTCCATAATCTTTTTGTCTGTCTACACCGGATAAACTTATTGCTTGTTCCAAACATTCTTTTGTAATCATTTTCTTCTCCCTCTATTCCATCTTTTATGCCAAGCCCAATTGCTTATTTTACTTCCATAACGTTCACATAAATAATAAAAATAATCTATCATTTTTTATTCTTCTTAAATTTACGACCTACTACAAATACAATAGAATTAATTACTGTATTAATTGTTACCATACCTAAAATCCACCACTGCCAAAATTCTACATTCATGTGTATTTAGGAGTTACGTTAAATGATATACTTCTTCTAATTCCTTTACCACGAAAAGGATATACTTGATGTTGTAACCAACTAGGAAAAAACATTACCTTACCAACTGTAGGTTTAAATGGAAATTTAGGATTAACCAAAGGGTGTGGGTCTGCAAATAACCATTCTATCCAACCCGCATGGTCTTTCTCTTTATCGTTCTCTACAGATTCTGGAATCATTGTCCATCCTGCCGCAGAAACTAAACCCGAGTGCATATGAGGAGGATTAAAATCTCCGGCAATAGAATTAACAATCCAACTATTATGTAAATCTACTCCAGTAATATCCCCTTTAACATTTTTAATTTCTTCATTTGATATTGCTTGCCCCATGTAAGTTTTCATATACATATTTAAACAGCTTGCCATCCAATTAAAAAAACTAGGATACTCCCCTATTTTTTCTTGCCATATATGGGATTCAATTTTATGTTCTTGCTTAACATTACCCACAAGACCCTCTGACCAATCTAATTGTTTAGATTTTTTTTCACTAGAAGATATCTTATCACCATATGTATTTAACATATCTATATAAGGCTGTGGCATTTTAAATTCCATAAGCATTGGCCCGAAAGGAGCGTGCATATTTGCCTGTATTTTATCAATATCTTCTTTCATCTATACTCCTATTAAGTCTGTGAGAGGTACAAGGTAACCTCTTGATGTTAGTTTATCACCACCGGGGACAACTTTATAATCCTTACTAACTAATTTTCGTAGTCTTGTCAAGGGAATATGTATTGAAAACAAATGTGTATCTCTACCATTTGGTATTTTAAATATCCAAGTATCTGATTTACTTGTAACAATACCACTATCTTTTCCCCTTGATTTAAATTCTACATAAACATTTCCTGTTTTGTGTGCCATCCTATCTGTTTTTAATTCAAAATTTTCTAAAGATTTCATGACAAGTTTTTCATGTTTCTTTCCATAGGATAAGTCTTTTGTAAAATTAGTTACAGAGAAATCACTTTCTTTTAATTTCTTAATGCTCGTACTCTTATTTTCTTTTATCTGTGATTTCATTAATGCAACCTTCTTTTTTTTAATTTTACCATATCATCAATACTAACAACAGTATCTTCCTCTATGGGATTAGACAAAGCTTCTACCCCTTCATCAAATATAATGTCGGGTCTTTCTAACGCCATCTTAACCATTCCATGTGCTATTGTTAGAGCAACACTATAGTCTACCGTCAATGGCATTTCTTTTGGCTCTGCAATTGTGCATACAAATCCCTTATCAGATGGGTACACAGAAATTGTAATAATATTTTTATGGTTAACTCCATTATCCATTTTATTTGCCTATTAATTTTAAAAAATGATTAGCATCAACTATAGCCAAGGGCTGTTGATTATTCATTTTTATTACAGCAACAGGAACATCTGTTGATTTAGAATTACTTTGTGCTTGTGCAATAATATCATAGATACCTTTAAATGTTTCTTTGTTTTTACATTCAAAAGAATAAGGTATTAATTTTTTAGCAGGGTTGGATAACTTAATATCCTCCCCTGTCTCACCCATTATAGCACAACTTATATCATTATCATCTAGGGTTTCAAATATAGATAATAAAGTATCTCGTACCCAATTTTGTAGTCTCCTACCTTTAGCCTTTCTACTTCGAACTGTCGACATTTTCTTCCTTTACTTTGGTATACCAAAAATATTTAGGGTTCATAGCTTTTGATTCTATCTGTGGTAGGTACTGTAAGTTTTTCCAACATGGTTTCTTGTATGCACAGAATGTACATTCTTTTGCAAGCACTCTATTACCTGTAGATTTTCTATTGAAAAATTCTTCTACATCCTCAAATTTTCTTTTAAAGGGTGCATTTGTATTTAAGGCATGCAGATTTTCTTTTGCTTGGTCAAGTGCTTTTTGTTTGTGATGACTATCATTAATAGGTGTCTCAACAACAGACCATTCTCCTGTTGATTTATTAATAGCAATCCAACCACCAAAATCTTTATCATCTGCACCTGCATATAGGTACCCTTGAGATACATAACCAAAGGGGTCATCCTTTAGCATAGCATCAAAACCTCCTGCCTCACCAAATTTATACTGGAAAGAATAGGGTGATGCACTTTTTATATCCCAAATTTTATCCATAATCTTTACATCATATGTACCTTTAATTTCATCCTTACCTAATACATATTTAACTTTCTTCTGGAAGTCATCTATCTTAACTCCAGATGATTTTAATATTGCAACAGCTAAAGCCTCAATTAAATCACCAAATATAAATCTCATCTTAGCATTATAAGGTGGGGTCTCTGCAACAGCACCACTTTTTTCCATTTGTAATTGGCACAGAGGTTTGCCTATGGAACTCATTCGTGGTCTAAATTCTTTCTCCCTTTCTTCTACAAATTGTTTTACAAAAGCCTGTTTACAGGCTTCTCCAAATTCATTTATCACTGTACTAGAAATAGGAACAGAGGCCTTATTGGCCTCCGTTAAGAATAATTGTACTCTGTTTAGTATACTAGACATTAAGACTGAAGCACCATCTCGGGGTCATCAGAAAGTTCATTAATAACTTTTGCAGATGCCACATCTTGTTCCTTATTGCTATTGGCGTTTTGCCATTTTGTTGATACACGAGTATTCTCTTCAGCTATTAAAGCATTGAACATATCCATATGCTCTAAATCTTTAGCAGTAAAAGGAACCTCTTTGTTATCTATGTTTACTTGAGACACATAGTACACATTACTACCTGCCTTTTTTCTTATTGTCGTTAAGTTTAATAAATGGTTTTGCATTAAACTATCTCTACCTTTAAGACTTTTTAAAGACTCACCGATAGGGGTAAAGTTTGAACCAGTAACTCTAAACAAAACAGGCATAGCCTCTACTTTAACAGGCTCTCCTGTAGGAGTTGTTGCATCCATAGACACCAAACCATATACTAAACGATAACATTTAATATTTCTCTGTGCATCTATCTGTATTTGAGTTAGTTGCTCTTTATCTTTACCTATTACTTTACCACATCTTATTCCACCATTAGTATCAATGGGTTCATCTTTCCACGATTTAAAAATAACAGAAGAGCATGGATAATTATTATTATCTGGGTCATACTCCATGTATTGGTAAGCGTTAATAAAAGGCCTAAACTGAACAGGCTTATCTTTAATACTATATACTTTAGATTCTATACTAGAATCGTAGGTACTAAAAACACCTGCAGATAATTGATTTCCATCATCATCTTCAGCAGCTCTATTTATTGTTAGCCTATCTATTGTTCCTGTACTAATTACAGAACCATCATCTTGGCCAGTCATTTTCATTATCTCCTCTTTACTAAGAGCATCAAATGCCTTCAAGTCATTTACCATAGTTTACCTTTCTTGGCTAATTTAAATTTACTTATACACTATAACCTATGCGTCTGTCAAGTGTATACTTTAGTCTCTAACCAATTAGAGCCTACTTTTAATTCAACATCTAGTGGGACATTAAAATCAATTCCATACATATCTTTCATCCGTTGAATAACCCCTAAACAACCACTGTTTAGACAGAAAGCGACTTCTTTTTCTTCCCCGGGAAAGACATCTGCCACAATAGAATCATGTACAGTATTGATAAGTAGGCTCTTGGTTTTATGTTCCTCCAGTAATTCTTGTATACCTATACAAGCTAAAGGAACAATATCAGCAGTAGCAAATCCCTGCACAGGATAATTTTTTATCTGTGTAGAAAAACTTGAACCACCATATGACATGCGTTCTACTTTTGGAAAGGCGTATTGTCTACCAGTTGGTAGAGTAATAACTTTTGTTCTTAATGCCTCCGTCTGTAGTTTATCATGCCAAACTTTTATATCCGGATACTTTTTTAAGAAAGCCGAATAGTATTTTTTTTCATTTTCAGAGCCAGACATGCCACCATACAATGGTTTAAATGTATGTGCCTTTGCATCCTGTCTTGAACATCCTATGATATCTGCTGTGTATTGATGAACATCAACACCATTTTTTATATCCTCCATACCTTGCTTATCCTGTGCAAGAAAAACAGCAGTGCGAAATTCTAATTGTGCAAAATCTATTTCCATAATTTTTCCCCCATCAAATCGAGAACTAATAACCTTACGAATAGGAAAGGTATTACCTCTGGGTTGATTTTGGAAATTAGGATTGCGACTTGCTAACCTACCTGTGCGAGTTCCTGTCTGTCTAAAACTAGGATACAAAAATCCTTTCTCAGTTGTAAACTTTTTAATACCCTCAACAAATGTATTCAAGTAAGTTTCCAGTGCATTGTGTCTTATGATTTTTTTAGTAAATTCTTTTAAAGAATCATCAGATGTTACAGATATTTTTGCCAAAGTTTTTCTGTCGGATTTAAAACCCCCTTCAGAAATTTCATTAACAGAAGTAGCCTTACCCGAAAACCCTGCCCTATCATTTAATTTTATGTACACAAACCCTTCTCCCTTACATTCTTGACAACTACTTAAATTTTTATAAGGCGAACCATCTACTTTTATTTTTTGAACAGTACCCTTACCCCTACAGACAGGGCATTGCTCTGCTTTAGTTTTAAATATAGGCTCCAATTGGTTAGAGAATATTTGTTTTAATTGTTTTATTCCTAGTCTAGGTCTTCGTTTTTGTTTCTTTGTAAACTTATCTATACCTAAATTAAATGTTTTTGACCAAGTCTTTTTATCTTTTACCTTAACACCATAGATTACCCATGATAATTGCTCTGGGCTAGCAGGATTAATCTTTGTGTCTCCCATACGATAATGGGTCTCCTCCTCTATCTTAACACGCAACTCATCATACTCAACTTTAAAATTTTTCTCAACTACATCCAATGCCTCTCTATCAATGTATATACCATTGTCTTCCATTTTAGTTAATACTACTACAAACTGACACATATTTTGTATTGTTCTAATTAAGTGTCTATTTTGAGGCTTACGCAATTGAAGCATCTGGGAATCATACAGAGACCTTGTAGCCTTAACATCTATACGACCATACTCTTCTACAATACCAATAGGTATATGTTCAAATGAAATATTATTTTTTATATAGCCTTCTGTTAAATCAGATTTTTGTATTACCCCTCTAAATGCACAACATTCTTTTAAACTAATACTTCTTTTAATCCCCCTATTAAAAACATATTCAATTAACATTGTGTCACAAACTTTACCATCGTATTTAAAACCAGATTCCCACAGCCATAGCAAATCAAATTTAATATTATGGCCAATAAGAAGTGTTGTCTCATCTAAAATAGATTGTATTTTCTTTTTATTCTCTATTGCTATTTTACCTTTTGCCTGCTCCTCTGGTAATTCACTATGGTTAAAGAAAAAATACTCATCATTAATACCTAAAGACACTAAAAAATTTTTAGGATTTTTAGCTGATGGGTCTCTCTTCCCTTCCTCTGTAATTTGAAAACTCGTCTCTACATCAAATACACTAATCATTTTCTATAACTTTCTTGGGTTTCTATACTATGACAATTTGCACAAAGAACTATGCATTTTCTCATTTCTGTTTTTATTTTTTTCCATTGTTGATAACTTGTACGCCAAATACTTGATACATCTGAAGTTTTATCTTTTTTATTCACATGATGAAATTGTAATGCGTATGGATTTTTATTATACCCACATGAATTACACTTTTTAAAAATTTTATATCTATTAATAATAGAACTAAATTTATTTCGTAGGTATTTTTTTCTAGCCTTTCTCTTTAAATCTTTTCTTTTCCATGCCTCTGGGGAATACCACTTTTCTTTATTATTTCTTCTATCATTCGAAGAATAATACCCACCAAATATAAACCCATCTTCTCTTTTTGTTTTTCCTTGAATCATTTTAATTCACACTCCCCATTTTCACTAACATACATAATTCTTACACCTAATTTTTTCTGATATTTAGTAGGTGTTCTACAAATACGAGTTCCCGGCTTCCATGTCTTTCTAAAAGAAACTGATTTAACATCTATCTTAAACACTCTACCAGATTTCCTATTAACAGCAACTAAATCAATAGGTATACCCTCTTGTTTTCTTGGAAAAACATAATACCCGTTTTTAATTAGCCAAATAGACGCTTTGTCCTCGCTAATTGCCCCTTTTTCTACTTTAGAAAGTTTCCTAATCATACATCATACCTCGATAGTTCTGGTATTATAGTACAGACAATCTGACCATGCCACCCTGTTATTTTATTCTTACTTATATAAAGACCTCTGACATTTTGGTCTGTATCAACTTTATCCCTAAAGCCCACACCAATAATAACATCAGCCTCTGCTGCCTTACCAGTCTTACTACCTTCCATCATATCAAATGATAATTCAAATTTACCATGACCATCAGCAGATGCCTGTGATATAGCCACAACACAGCAGTTATTTCTTTTGGCTATTTCTCTTGCCCCTGTATACACAGCACGAAGTTTTTCATCTGTCCTTGCAAAATTACCCTTAACATTTACTTTATCTAACTGGTCTATAATTAATATATCTGGTTTTTCTTTCTGAACAAACTCATCAACCTCATCTAATGACCAATCAACAGTATCAAGTATCTTAATATTTTGTTCCACTTCGGCCCATTTTTCTTTAGTACCCTCCATATCAGCACGAATTTGGTCAAAGGTCATCCCTGTGTGAGCATTAATTAGTCTCATTTGAGTCCTAATAGCAGGCTCCTCATTAATAAGTGCACAAACTTTAGCACCTTGAGAGGCAAACCCGTTAACTCCTGCGACTAAGTTAACCCAGAAGGCTGTCTTACCACTCTCTGGTCTAGCAAATATAACAATAAGATTTCCCTCCCCAACACCATTAACTTTATCTCTTAACATAGGGAGATTAAATTTAAATTTTGTGTTATCTTTTAGTTTATCTATTAAGCTATTAACATCAGAAGTAATATAATCGTATTCATCTTTATCTATATCATCAAATGAAAGTTCTAATTCTTTTTTTATTTCAGAAAAATCTGCGTCTTTTCCATTATATATTTCGGTAGCTAAAACTGCAATTTTATTTGCAATCCTTCTTTTAAACAATGAACGAATAACATTATTGGCAATCTTTTCATTCGGTAGTGGTAATTCTTTTATCTCCTGTATTAAAAAATCAAAGTTCTCTCTCTTAGCCCTTGTGGATGCAGGATTATATACATCCATATGTAAGGAG